CCAATACCTATTGTTCTGCTCAGTAGATCGGCTCGTCTTGTACTCCTGTACTATTACCTCAAGGTCTGCTTCTGTATTAGGAGCAAAGAACATTGCTTCTATCTTACCTAAGCACCTACCCAATATCTCTGGGCTTCTTAGTACAAACTTTACTTTATCCATATGTTATAGCTCCTTCAGCTAAGGCGTTGTTTATGGTCTGTAAACACCACATAAGTTGTGTCTCCATATCTATTGTTCCATTATGACAGTTGGTGTGGCACTCATGACATACAGGAATAGTGTTAATGTCAGGAGCCTTAAGCCCCATACCAGCCCCAAGCCTAATACTTCGTAGGTGATGTGGAACCACCGTCTCTGTAGTACCGTGGTATATGCAACGCTTACGTGCCACCCACTTAAGATAATTTTTAGAAGTTAGTTTCATATTCACATCCTCTTAAACGCTCGTATCAACTCATCTTCCCACTCCCTCACGAGGGACATAACCTCCCTAAAATAGTGATACTTAATATTCTTTCTGAATTGATTCCTATGTACCCCAAGATAATCAGCCCTAATACTATCGTGCATTGACTTTATTCCAACGCCCAAACATAGAGTGCACGTATACAGTGTATCCTCTACTATAATGTTGCCTCTTCCACTACACTTAGGGCAACACATTGGGTCTAATGATTCCTTTAAGGCGAGGTCTGCAACCTTTACAAAGAAATCTTTATCAGGATTCCACTTTGCATTAGTCCTCCATTGTACTGCCATGACGTGTTTAAGTATTATGTTCCTAACTTTTCTATGGTATGAGCATTCAAGAGAATACTTTAGCCTTCCATACATGGATGCTTCTTTACTAATCTTGGCAAGAGCCATGCACACAAGTTGCCAAGGAACATTATCCCGTGATTTGAATATAGAGGATGACTTAGGGGCAAGTGATGCCATTACTTCAAGTCCCGCCATATTCGCTCCTCCTAAAGACTCGTTTATAAATACCACGTGATGGGTCTCTCTTGGAATTAAGAATCTTTCCAGTGTTAACATACCTAGAAAAATCTAAGCAGGCTGCCTCATTCTCTGCACAGTAATCGTAAGACTTACAGTCATCACATGGTGCAGGTTCAAAGACAACATCATCTCTTTGTTCGCTATCCCATTGAGTATCTATTCGTGGTGTTGGGAACTGTTCCTTTATTACATGTATATAGTTAGTCATGATCTACTCCAACTGAGTCCAGCGATATTGATTTAAGTAAATCATCTAGCCTCATTATTACTAGTGTATCTTCCAACTTCTTTTGCTTCTCCTTTAGAAATACTACAGGAACTTTACCATCTTCTGATGACGCTATTGCTTGGGCCATTGCGTCCTTTATCCAGAGCGGTATCTCCTTTCTGTACTTACATTCTATCGAGAACATGTCACTTGATACATCTGGTGCGCTACCCCTCACCCTTCCGGTGACAGGTATTCTCTGCGCTCTGTCTCCTATCTTAGTAAGAGCAGCTGCTATATCTCTCTCAAACTTTTTCCATGTTGCCATAGTCTATGACTCCAATGGAATAGCCAAAACATTTTTTGAGGTGGTCTCTCCAAATACATTCTCACCCTCGTAATCCTCAGAATAAAGTGATGGTTCATGCATATCAGCCTTGTATTTTAATTCCTCTAAGAGAACTTGAAGAAATTCTACATTCTCGTCTTTCTCCAGTTCCAAATAAAGAACTGGCCTGCATTCCACAATAGTATTCATGGCTCCCTGTAATACCTCAGGCTCCATTCCCTCTACGTCTATCTTAATGAAGGCGCACCTAGTTAATCCTATATCATCTAATCTACATATAGCAACCTTTTCACCCTCTGAATGACCCTCAATATTTAACCCACCAAAGTTGTTCTCTTTTGTTGGGTCTAGCAATGGAACCTTGATAATTCTCTGAGAATAACCAGCCCCCAATTGCCTACAGTCTACGTTCTGTATGGAATTAAGCGCGAGGTTAGCACATAGAGTTTGGAACAGTAGTCTCTGTGGCTCAAATGCGTACACAAATCCGTCCGCTCCAACCTTGTTGGCGAACCATAAAGTGTGTGTTCCTATGTTGGCACCGACATCTATGACCGTATCTCCTTTCTGAATATACTTATCAAATAGTTTTAATTCTTCTAGTTGATACCTTCCGTAGGTGGCTATAGATTTACCTACGTATGTATCGTTTTTGTTATATAGCACAGTGCCATCTTCTGTTTCTTTTAAGAAATTATATTTCATGATCAGTACGCTACCACTGAGGGTATTTCCCTAGCAGCCTCCATAGGTTCGTGGTATGTTCCAACTAACCAGTTATAAGATAACTCCCCTACTCCTATGCGTCCGTCCTGTCTAAACCTTACCTTCTGCACATGGATTTGAACTATGATATTATCATTGTCGGACAGGTCTCTCCATATTGTTACACAGTTGTCTGACTTATCTCTCCACCTAGCAGAACCTGATATGTCATACGGTGTGGGTACAGGAATCTTGCCTTGCTTGTCCCTGTACATCTTAGCGGGGTGAGCCACTACCCATATGTGTATTCCATAACGTCTGGCGAACTGCCTTATTCTCTTAAGAGACATGGATATATATTCCGTTTCTGTTTGCCTGTCATCCCTGTCATGCTCAATCTCATTCCAAGGGTCTATAACTAATCCTCTTATACCTTTAGTTAATATAAGACGCTTGGCTGCATCTAAAATAATATCAAGTGTCCACTGCTTATCGTCATTAGGCAGTATCCAAGTAAAATGATTAGCCAACCATGACTTTCCATCTGCAAGTTCCTCCTTGCTCATACGCATGTTAGGCCCATCCATGAATGGAGAACCGACATACTTCTCTAAGACTCTAGCCATGTGATCTTCTAATGGCTGATTTTCTGGAGAGAAGATAGCAAAATTCCACCCATGTTCATCGGCTATATTAACCATCATCGCATCAATCCAATTTGATTTACCTGAACTTGGTATCCCAGTAACAACAGACAGGATGCCGGGTCTAATCATATACAACTTATCAAGCCCCATCCAACCAGTTGATACTCCCTTGTCTACTCCAGTATCATACAATCTGTCTATGGATTCGGATAGGTCATTTGAATTGTATGTACCTTCGATCGGATATGGTTTAGCTTCGGCAATGCATTCAGCCAACGGAACCATGCCGTACTTTCTAAGCACATCATTAGCGTCCTTGCAATCCTCTGGTAGGGTAGCCTTGTTGCATCTATCCCTACCCAATCGTCTGCTTAATTCTTCCTCTAGTCTAAGGCCAGCAGGATCTGAGTCTACACAGAGAACGAACTTCTTTACGTCAGACAATCTTTCTTCCTTGAGGAAGTCGAACTTAGAACTGTAGTCTGTTGAGTTATGTGAAGGAGCTCCGTCCGGCACGCTTATACAAGACTTTAATCCTGTCTCATACATAGAGAGTTTATCAACCTCTCCCTCCACTATAATAACTTGGTCATTATCTATGTGGTCAAGCCCATAGAATATTCTTTCCGCTCCCGCTTCAAGTCTGAAGTTCTTATCCTTATCTCTGTACTTTACATTGATAAGTTCATCATCCCTATAATACGGGAACCCTATAGAAGTAACAAAGTCTTCAACTTGTGGCATATAAACTGATCTGTATGACACCTTGTTATCTTCTAGTGTTTGTCTGCTAATGCCGCGTGCCTTGAACCACTCAACTACCGATGGTTCTAAGGACACCTGGAAGTCCTTTGGCCTTACAACCACCTTAGGTTTATTCCAATGTGGTATCTTGTCCTTCCAGTCATTGCCACTTAGGAGACTGCCCGTCCACCCACAATGGTGACAGTTCCAAATGCCTTCAGTCATGTTGACAGATAGGCACTTGACCTTCTTCTTTCTCCTACTGGCTGAACACTCTGGACACAAGGTATATACTTGGTCGCCATTAGTGGACGAGACATCTATTCCAAAATCAATAAAATCTTTTTTATTCATGATCCTATTATACCATACGTGTCAATAGCTTTTTGCCTGATAGTAAAATATATTATATATGTAGTAACTATATATTTACTATAGTAATCTATATTATGTATTAACTTATAGTATATTATATTTACTATATAATATAACGCGCGTGTACGTGTGGTAACCTGCGACCGGTTACGGTAACCGGCTACCGCACGTGGGAGGCGTGGGTGGTGAGCAATTACCCCACCACTGTACCCCCCCTAGGGGTAACCCTAGAAATGCTCGTCATCGTCAAATGAGGAGCTCTCAACGGGGAAATCCTCTTCCTTGAGAGTCTCTATTGATACGACATCGAAATTGTCTGCATCATAGTCCTCTCTGATGTCCATATTTAGCACGTCATTCACCATCATAAGTGGTGGTTTCTCGACGTTACCCCAATCCAATAGAGCAACCCTAAGATACGTTACCATATCGTAGGCGTTCCATCTATCACCATTCTCGAGAACATACGTGTCGTCTATGTCCGAGAACTCCAACGTTTTACCATTAATATCCATAATAGTATATCATCTCCTGTTCTGTGTAAGTGTGACATAAGGGACATGGGTAATGTCACGCTTAAAAGTTAAGCAATAGAGTCAAAGTGATGGTCTCTCACCAACCAAGATTCCTCTTTTCATAGAGTCTGGGATGTCTTTGCAGATGTCCCACGCCATCTGATTTAACTCAGGAATCTCCTTGCTGTCCACAAATCTGCCTATCGAAAGCCTCCTTATAAGGCCGTGATTCGGGCCTTCATCCATGTAGCAAGAGGGCCGCCTTAACTCCAACACAACGTGGTACAAACCAGTTTGTGCCGTCCTAAAAGTAGCATTATTAGACTCGACACCTATCTCTAAATCTCCATCGAGCCTAGCCTTAGCCATCTCTTTCACATGCTTTCTATCTAGGAACTCGGTCAATGGCTTGGCCTTTTCGATCTTGATTTTAGGCCCACGCTTCCTTAATTTAGCACCAATCACACTCTTATCTGGCATGAAGTGGACTACTTCTTCAGTCAATTCCCACATGCAATCAGGGGAATGGCCGTTCCCGCTATACTGATTGGCCGGTGCTCTTACGTCCTTACCCGGCTCCCAGAT